AAGAAAGCTCTCTCCTGAACCTGAGCCTGAAAAGTTTATGCAATCAAGTCTTAAAGACCTAGTCGGTATGAAAGTTGGTGTTAACAAAGGTGAGTTTTCAATAGATGTAGGTACTCATGGAAGAGCTAAGTTTAATCTACCTAAAGACATAGGATTAGATTTTAGATATAAAAAATCAAAAAGTCCATTCGGTACAGGGTACGATTGGAATGTTAAAGTAAGTAAACCAATAACCCTTTGGAGGAAATAATGGCAGAAAGAAAAACAAAGCAAGAAGAATATAAAATACTATCTAATATAGCTAAAGAAGAAAATTTTCCCTTAGATAGTTTAATTGCTATGTATATGGTTGAGTCTTCTGGTGATTCTCAAGTTGTTAATAAACTAGGATATACTGGAGGATTTCAGTTTGGTAAAAAAACTGGAGAAGAATATGGATTAGTTGGAGAAGGTTTTGACTACAGAAAAGATTTAGGTAAAAGTGCTAGAGCGGCTATAAAAATGACTAAAAAGAATTTAAAAGATGAAGTTCTATTTAAAAGTGGTAAAAAAATAAGTTTAAAAGAATATTACAAATCATTAGATATACCAGATGATTTAGCAGGTTATTTAACTCATCAACAAGGGAGAGGTGGTTTTATAGATATTGTTACTGGTTCAAGGTCTGGTAAAATAAGTAAAAATACCAGAAAAAATATACTTTCAAATTTAGGAACATCCACAGCAAAGAGAGCTAAAAATATGGGAGATAAAGAACTTGTTGATACCTTTGTTGACTTTTGGAAAACAACTTGGAAATCTAGAGGTGTAGAAGCAGGAAAAAAATGGGCAACAGAAGCTCAAACAAATACTAACATAGCATTTTCTGCTTTAGAACAAGCAAAAAAAAAAGACCAATCCGTCATGGGTAGAGTTATTAATTCAGAACCTAATGTTAATATTCAAGAAATAGAAGATTAATGCCTCCAACATCAAATAGAGAAAAATTTTTAAACTTAATGGATAAAGTTGGTGAAGCTCCATTAATAGGTCTTCTATATGAATCTAGAGAAGAAAACATAGATAAAGCTTTAGGTAGCAGTATTATGTTTTCAACTGAAAAAGGTGGGATAAGAGAAGGTCAGAATTATGAAATGGAAGGCGTTAAGGAATTATGGAGAATGGCGGGAAAGCCTAAAATAAAAACTAAAGGAGTACGTCAACCTAAGTTTGTTCCTAGAGATGTAGATTATTTAATGAGAGAACACTCTGGTAAAAAACAAACTTTTTGGTCTAAATGGAAATCTGAATTTGGTAAAGATAAGGTTGAAGTAAGAGAAGGTGTTGATATTGGTGGAGACCTTGTTGAAGAACTTTCTCACGCTATACAATGGTCAAATCCTAAACAATGGACTCACCATTCTACAAGAAAAGGTTTGTTTAAACAAAAAATGAAAGAAGAGTCTAGAGTTCATGCTGGTGAAGATGTGTATTTAGACAAGACAACAGATGAAGGATATACACATGGCATTGTTGCTCCAAAATTATATGAAGTAATGAGACAAAAAGGATATGGGGTTAAATTTTAATGGCTACTCAAAAACAAAAAGCACAAATAAATAAACAGTTATGGGATAGAGCTAATAATGCTCATAGAAGTAGATGGGCATCTTTAAGTCAAAAGTCTTATGATTTTTACTTGAATGAACAACTCAGTAAAGAAGAAGAAGACGCTCTTTCTGAATCTGGTATGCCTACATTTACTATCAATAGGGTAACTCCAATTGTTGAAACAATGAAATACTTTGTAACAGCTAACAACCCTAGATGGAAAGCAGTTGGTGTAGAAGGAAGTGATACTGATGTTGCTCAAGTACATTCTGATATAGCTGACTACGCTTGGCATAATTCAAATGGTAAATCTTTATATGGTCAAATTGTTTTAGACAGTTTAACTAAGGGTATTGGCTACTTTTTTGTTGATGTTGACAGAGATGCTGACAGGGGTAAAGGTGAAGTAATATTTAAAAGGATTGACCCTCAAGATGTTTTTGTAGACCCAATGAGTAGAGACTTTTTATTTAGGGATGCTAATTTTGTTATGGTAAGAAAGAATCTTGCTAGAACTCAGTTAATGCATATGTTTCCTCAGTACAAAGCTAAGATTAAAAACGCAGGTGGAGAATCAGAAACAGTAAGTTATTCTCAAAGAGATACTGTTACATCTGATAGTATACTACCTGAAGATATTACAATGGGTCTTACAATAGAAGGCGAAGATGATGATATTGTTGCATACTACGAATGTTACCAAAAGGTAAAGATTCCATACGTTAATGTATTTATAAAGATTCCTCCCAAAGAAGAAGAACTGGAAGAAATAAGAAGAGTTGTTTCTGTACAACTTGAAGAGTTTCAAAAAGAAACTGAAGTATCTTTATTGGAAAAACAAAAACAAATACAGGAAGCATTAGAGTCTGGAGAAATAATACAGGAAAGAGCAGAGCTTGAAATGGAACGTGCTCAGGCGATGGCTGAACAAGCAATTCAGGAAAAAAGAGCTGAACTAATGTCTATGGCTCAAGACAAAGCAACAAGAATTGAACAAAAGGTTATTACAAAAAAAGAATACAATATTCTAATTAAGAATGAATCAGTTTCTACTAACATAGTTGAAGCTATTGATTTCTACGAGGAAAGAATAAAACTTGTATGTAGTGTTGGTGACGATACCTTTTTGTATGAGTTTTTATTAGACCAAAAAGAATATCCAATTGTTCCTATCCCTTACACATATACAGGCACTCCTTATCCGATGAGTGCTGTTACACCATTAATAGGAAAACAGCAGGAAATAAATAAGGCACACCAAATAATGCTTCATAATGCCAACCTTGCCTCTAACTTGAGATGGTTGTATGAAGAAGGTTCTGTACCTGAAGGGGAGTGGGAGCAATATGCTTCTGCCCCAGGTGCTTTATTGAAATATAGGCAGGGGTTTCAACCTCCAACTCCTGTCTTACCTGCTAGTATAAATAATGCTTTTTATAGCGTTACACAAGAAGGTAAATCTGATATAGAATACATTGCTGGTATTCATTCATCAATGATGGGAATTGCAAGAGCACAACCTGAAACTTATAGAGGTTTGTTAGCTAATGATGAATATGGAACAAGAAGAATTAAGGCTTGGATGGGTAATACTGTAGAGCCTGCTCTTGAACATCTAGGAAAAGTATTTAAAGGAATTGCTCAATCCACCTATCAAATTGATAAGGTATTTAGAATTGTTCAGCCTGAAGCTGGTCAAAGTCCAGAAGAGCAAGAAAAAGAAATAAGAATTAATATTCCAATTTATAATGATTATGGTCAAGCTGTTGGAAAGTGGATGGATTATTCATCTGCTAAATTTGATGTAAGAATTGTATCTGGAGCAACACTCCCTGTTAACAGATGGGCTTTGATTGAAGAATATTTTAGATGGTTTCAATCTGGTCTTATTGATGATGTGGCTATGGTTGCTGAAACAGATATAAGAGGAAAGAAACAATTACTACAAAGAAAGTCATTGTATTCTCAATTACAATCTCAAGTACAGCAAATGGAAGAAGCCATGAAAGATAAAGATGGAACTATAGAAACATTAGAACGACAATTAGTACAAGCAGGCATTAAAGATAAGGTTAGAACTGGAAGTATGGAGAGTGAAAAGAGTGTATTAGATACACAAGCTCAACAAAAATTACTTAGAAATCTTATGAAAGGTGATTATGACACAGCTAGAAAACAACTGCAAATGGACATGAAAGAGGTTGCTAGAGATGTCAAAGAAACCGAGCAAGGTAGGATGCCTAATGTCAAAGAAAAATAGTTTTATGTTTCACTTTAATAATATTATATTTAAATAATACAAAAAGGAGAAAAATGAGTATGCAACAACAAGTAGACAACGCATCGTTAAATGAAGTAAATATCGGTGCCCTCGAAGATAATGTAACAGAAGAAGCTGTATCTGATGACTTTTTTGCTGATTTAGATAGAAGCGTAAATTCTGGAATACTCGAAGAAGCTGACACTTCTGTATCATCTGCGTCGGGCGATAACAAGCCTCAGAGCGTTCAGGGCGAAGTTCAAACACAAGGTCAAGAACAAGTAGAGACCTTAAAACAAAGGTATGCAGATTCAAGTAAAGAAGGAAAACGACTTAGTGGTAAGTTGAATGAACTTGAACCTTATGTACCTATCATTAACGCAATGAAAGACGACCCCAACTTAGTTGCTCATGTGAGGAACTATTTTGAGGGCGGTGGTCAAACACCTAAAAATATGAAAGAACAATTGAAACTAGATGAAGATTTTGTATTTGACCCAGATGATGCTGTCTCTGACCCAGCTTCTGACTCTGCTAAAGTGCTTCAATCAACCATTGATGGAGTTGTACAAAGAAGGTTGAGCGATACACTTGGTAAACAAAAAGCTGAAAATCAAAGACTATCTCAAGAATCTGACTTTCGTCAACGTTACGAAATGAACGAAGATGAATGGAGTGATTTTAGAGATTTTGCTAAACAGAAAACTCTTACCCTTGATGATATTTATTATCTAAAGAATAGAGAGTCTAGGGAAACAAATATAGCTAAAGACGCTAGTACACAAGTTGCTCAACAAATGAGAAACGTAAATGAACGTCCTCAATCATTAGCAACTAGTGGAAGTCAACAAGTTGAATCTTCACAAGAAAATCAATTATTTGATTCTATTTTAGGTATTGACAAGGACTTAGAATCGGCATTTGGTTAAATTAATAGCCATATGCCTTAACTTAAAATAGGAGAAGTCAAACATGGCTGACTTATTTCAACTCGAGTCAACTGCTGATGTTGCCGCTGGTGCTTCTGGTCCAAGATTAGGAACAGACCTGAATACTGGTGTACTTCGTAGAAAGTTTAATTTTGGAGATAGAGTTTCTGAACTGAATATAGCTCAAGACCCTTTTTTCAGAATGATGTCAAAACTTGCGAAAAAACCAACAGATGACCCTGAGTTTAAATTCACAGAAAGAAGACCCTCATTTCATAAGCGTTATGCTTATGTAAGTGGATGGGTAGAAAATGATGGAACTGAAGTTGTAGGTGGTAGTGCAGGAGATGCTGATTTAACAGCATATAACGATGGAGCCGCTCCAACTTCAATGTCACAAGGTGACACCATTAAATTATATATGGCAACAGACTATAAAAACTCTGGTAACAGAGGTAGTGTTTATGGTCAATCAACTGATGCTGTTGCTGTAGGTGCAAGTGGAACACGACCAGCATTTTTTCTACCTGGGCAAGTTGTTAAAGTTCCTGTATCATCTACAGATGGCGGTGGAGCTGCAGTTGACCATATTCTAGCTAAGATAACAAAAGTTACTGATAGTTTAACTAAAGACTCTAGAGAAGTTGTACAAATTGATTGTTCAGTTGTACGAGTTCCTACTGTTTCTGGTGCTGACTATTTAGCTGGATGGTCTAGCGATGACGTTGATACTCAAGTATATGACGAATCAATTTCAAGTTCTCTTGAAAGTAAGAGAACATTTGTAATTGGTAGTGCTCATGCTCAAGGGACTGGATACCCAGAAACTTGGAAAGACCAACCTTTCTCAACTGGTTATGGTCGTACTCAAATTTGGAAAACTTCTATGGCAATGGATAACACAACTCGTGCTACCGTTCTCAAGTATGAACCAAATGAGTGGGCTAGAACTTGGCGTGAAAAGTTAATTGAACACAAATACGACATCGAACAAAGTTGTTTATTTGGTGCTCAGTATGACGGTGATGAATCGTATACTCAAGGTGCTGTTGATTACATATCAAGTTATGGTAACGTTTTTAGTTTAACTCACGCGAGTAAAACTCAAGATGACTTCCTAGATGATATGTCTAACTTCTTAGACCCTCGTTATAATAATGCAAACGCTACGATATTCTTTTGCGATACTGCTACTTATAACTGGTTACATAAACTAAGTGGTTACTTCAGCAATAATCTTGAAGTATCATCAAACTTCAGAGCTGATATGTCATTAAGTGGTAAAAAGAAAGTCTTTGGAGTTGAGATTACTACAATTTCTACACCTTATGGTGATATGAATGTTGCTCGTAATATTCACTTAGACCAACATCCAATTAAATTACTAGCTGTTAACATGAAGTATTGTGCATACCGACCATTGGTAGGTAATGGACTAAATCGTGATACAGCAGTTTACGTTGGTGTTCAAACTCTAGAGAATAGTGGTGTTGACCGAAGGGTTGACTTAATCCAAACAGAAGCGGGAATGGAATGGCAAATGCCAGAAGCTCACGCTTACTGGTCTTAAAGGAGGTATGAAAGATGGCTAATCCTTTATACGGACAAAATAAAGCTGACAATGAACTAGATATGGTTTCTGGAATCGCGGGAGTGGTTGTACCAACTGTATCAAAAACAATTGTTTCTGCTGGAGCTTTTCCAGACCTACTAGTAAATACTCACTATATTGTTACTGGCACTATTACAGCTAGTTCAAAAGACCTACCTGCTGGTAGTAAAGGTGATGTTATTTATGTAGAAATGGTATCTGAAACAGCAGCTGACTTAATGGTTACAAATGCAGCAGCCTTGGTATTTAAAACACCTGGGGCTACTTTTGAGTACGGCAGTAACGTCAAATGGCTAGCAAACGCAGCTTCTAATGGAGCCGCTCAGCTAACTAAAGCTATAGATTGTACTGCTGCTCTAGCATCTAACGATAATACCCTTACTCTTACTGGAGCTACAGCAGGAGGACCAGGAAATGGTTCTTGGCTTTGTTTCACTAAAGGCGAAAGTCTTTGGAGAGTAGAGGGCTTTTGTTATGGAGCTGGTGCTTGTACAGCAGTAGTTAACGCAGCAATCGCTAACAGTTAAGGAGTAAATCATGGCTGATGGTAATGGAACTAACAACAAAGCAAGAGCTAGTTATCAATCAGACTCGTATATGTTTACTATGGATAATACTACTGCTTCTTCTCATTCTTTAGGTATGAAAGATA